GCCGTCCGCGTAGAACTGCCGGGCCTGGTCAAGCTGGAGATCCTTGCGGATGTAGTCCAACTCCGACTTCAGGGCCTGGAGGAACGAACCGCGGTCAGACGCGGTCTTGGCGATGCTCGGACCAGAAACCTGGACACGGGCATAGTGGTACTTCAGGTCGAACTCAGCACGCGCGTAGCGCTGCTTGCCCGCCGTCGGGATCGTGCCGCCTTCGAAGCGCGCGCCGATACCCGAGGAGCGTCCGTAGTGGAGAGGCAGGACGGCCTTGAGGCCCTCCAGGTTCTCCGCGGACACGTCGAGCAGTGAGGTCACCATCACGTCCTGGTTCATCTGATCCGCCAGAGGCGTGATGTAGAACTCTTTCAGGACGTTCGACAGTGAGGTAAGGTCTGCGGCCATTTGGTCTCAGACTCCTATCTGCTTGGTGTTTATGAAGTGGCGTCTTCTCGGTCGAGAGCAGCCACATGGGCCATCGCGGCCCGGTGTGCAGCATCGGGCGTGAGCCGTTCCGTCTGCGGCGTCGAAAGGACGCCAGCACCCGGCACGACCGGAGGCGCCGAGTTGGCAGCCCCGCTCTTGCTTGCGATGTACTTGGACACCTGCGCTCCGATCAGGCTTTCGAACTGCCGCTGTGCAGCCTTCAGGTCCCCACCGGGTCCCATCAGGTTGTAGATAGCGCCGATCTCCTCGTCCCCGTAGTGGGGATTCTGAGCGCGGATTTCCAGTTCGTTGGCCGTCAGGGTCTGCGCGACCGCGTTCCACTGCTGCTGCTGGGCGGCCTGCTGCTTCTCCATCTGGGTCTGCTGGGTGAGAGCGGTGACCTGCTGTTGAAGCTGCTGAACCATGTTGACCAGCGGTGCGGTGGGATCTGCCTCGGCGGGATCGTAGTCGTAGTCCGACTGCGCGTACTGCTGCGGTGTGTCGGGCGCGAAGTTCATCAACTGGTCGGTGGCCGCGGCCTGAGCCTGTGCCGGTGACATGCCGTACTGCTGCATGTACGCCGAAAGCTCGCCGTGGATTCCGGGCCAGTTCCGAGGGTCTTGAAGCTGCTGGTACACCTGAGCCGCGTTCCGAAAGTCCTCGGGGGACTCCAGTCCAAGCTCATCGCCCAGCTTTCTCCAGGGCGCGGCCTCCTGCATCTTGCGGGTGTAGTCGGCCTGAAGCGACCGCTGCATCTGCTGCATTTCCGGAGGTAGCGCGTTGACATCCACGTTCGTGAAGCTGCCGAAGTCGATCTCGTCTGAGGAGTTGTCGCCTTCTGGTGCCGCGTCCGCGGGGTCAGGAGTAGCGTCGTCGGCCTGCGTGTTCGATGCTACGAAACGCCCGTTGTCGTCCCGCGGTGCTGACCACGGGTCTGACGGAGGGGTCCCGATCTGGTCGGGCATTCCGCCCGCAGCGTCGAGTGCTGCCTGTGCCGCTGCCACGTCGATCTGTGGCTCTGCCATGTGTTGGCTCCCTTGCGTTGGTGGAGTGCCCGCAGGCTTGTTCCACGATTAGCTCGATTCCACAGGGGGTGGAATCAAGTAGTTTCTGGGATCTCGGACACGACTTCAGCGTCGATGACCTCGTCCCTGCGCTCTGCTGCGGCGATAGCGCCCTGCACCACGCCCGCCAGAACTGCTTGCAGTTCAGCGGCTGGCGGCAGCGAGGAGGAGTGCTCCACCTTGCTGGTTGCCAGTCCCTTGGCGAGCCGGATCTTGTCGTCCAGTACGCCGATGGTCGTGATGAGTTCGGAGGGCTTGATGGTGCCCTCCTCTATCCGCTCCTCCAGCATGACGAGTGCCTTGTTCCGCACGCGCTCTGCCTCGGATACGAACGAGCTTGCCGCGGCCGCGACTAGGGCTTGACTTGGTCCGGTGCCACGCGCTGCCTGGTCGCGCCAGCTACGAACGGAGGAAGGCGACACAGCGCACTCGCGTGCAGTCCGTGTCACGTTCCCGCCGTTCGCAGCCAGCGTCGCCAGGACGCGTGCCTTGTCGGAGTCAGTCAGCGCCAGTCGGGCGCCGCCCCGGGGCATTACTTCTTACCCTGGGACCGTTTTGCTGCCAGGTCCGCCTTGTGCTTCTCGGCGGCCTGGGCCTGCTGTTGTGCCGCAGCCTGCTGGGCCTGGATGGCCTGAGCCATCTGAGCCTGCTGCTGGACCTGCATCTGGTTCATGGTGGCGGCGTGTCGTTCCTGCGCCATCTGCTGCGTTGCCGCAGCGTCACCCATGGCCTGCATGGCCTGGGCCTGAGCCAGTGCGTGCTTGTCTTGTGCTTGCTGCATGGCGTTCGCCGCGTCCATCTGGGACAGAGGCGAGTTGCCAGACGGCTCAACCTGAGCCGCGTTGAGGTTCTCCATGACCATGGTGTCAAGCGGCGGCGCGGAGACTTCCTCCGGCTCTGCGTGGACACCAGCCTTCTGGAGCAGCTTCTGCATGACCGGCGCGGACACGGTGGTCTGTGCACGCACGTTGATCTTGGCGCTGCTGTTCGGGTCGGGCATGGCGAAGCGCACGTCCATCCAACGCTGATACGTCAGGTTGTAGTGCTGGAGGAAGATGTTCTGTATCTCCGGCGGGTACGCTTCGAACTCTGTTGACTTCATGAACATCGAGTGGGTCTGGATGTGTGACTCCCAGTTCTCGTAGTCCAGCGGCTGCCACGGAGCGTCCTGCAACTGCTGCTGAAGCTGTTGCATCTGGCTCTGAAGCTGCTGCATGACCTCCTGCGGGTTGTCGGGCTGGCCGTCCTGGTCGAAGTCCGGCAGCGGACCACCCTGCGAGATCATCTGAACGATCTGCTGGGCCTGCTGCTGGAACTGCTGGAGGGCCGCCTGCGCGTCCGCCAACGCCTTCGCGTTGATCGGCTGCCCGCGGAGGATCTTGTCGTGCTCTCGGTACGCCTGGTCTTCGTCGGCCGCGATCTGCGCCTCGACGCCCTTCAGGTCGCCCAGGTCCAGGTGCTTCATCGCCGTTGCCGGGTCGATCAAGCGCTCCTGCACCAACTGGACGATGGCGTCCTGCTTGCCCTGACGGGATCGCGGGAGGCCGGTACCGTAACGCGGACGGAAGGTGAACCCACCCTCGATGTCGGCGTTCTCGAACTTCTTGACCTGGACGCTGCCGCCCTGTCCGCGGATGCGGAGCAAGCGAGGCTCCTCGTAGTAGCGCTGGGCCAGGCTCACCATCAGGTGGCCAAGCTGTGCCAGCGCGTCCTCAAGGCCGAGGATGACGTGCGACAACTGGTCGGCTGTCGCCTCCATCATCCCCTCCAACAAGGCTCCGCCGTCAGCGCGCGCGGGGATCTGATCCCGGCTTGACGGGAGGCGGTTGAACGCCTTGTCGATGCGCCCCTGAATCTGCTGGAGGTGTTCGAAGATGTACGGCGGGATCTGTGGGATCTCGCGCCACTGCGGGATGTTGTTCCCGACCGGGTTGTACTCCACGATGGCTCCAGGCTCAGAGGTGAGCTTCTGCCGCAGCGACCCGATGGGGGCCAGCATCTGCGGGCGGATCGTCAGGTTCTTGTGCTCGACGATCTGCGAGAGGGTCTTGTTCAGGTCCTTCTGTAGCGGCCGAACCTCGTTGACGATGGGGTCGTCGTAGGGGCTGTTCGGGCGGTAGTTGCCCGGCAGCTTCACCAGAGGAAGGTCGCGGAACGGGTAGGGCCAGTCAGTGTCCTGGAGGATCTGGTTGGGACCCTCGATCCATGTGACGTAGCGGCCCTTCGGCAGTGACGGGCACGGCCGGATGTACATGATGAAAAGCTCCCGGACGGTGTTCGGCTTCTTCTCCTCGATGCTGGAGAAGGCCAGCGGCACGTCAACGCTCTTGGTGGCGTTGGGCTGCACGGTCTTGCCGAAGCGGGAGCGGATCTCGTCGGGGTCTAGGGAGTGGCGGCAGATGGCCCACACGGCGTCGTCGAACGACGCGGCTGTGGGGTCCACCAGGACGTTCTCTGCCGACATGACATCCACGCGGATGTCGCCGAGGTAGACGGTCTTCTTCGCCATCTGCTCGACCTGCTCGGGGTCCATTCCCTGCTGGGCGGCCTGCGCCTTCAGGTTGTCCACGAACAGTTCTGCCAGTTCGTCGTCCATGATCGGGTTGCCCTGCGGGTCCATGGTGAAGGTCATCGGCTTGCCCGCCAGGGCGTCCCATGTCACCTTCAGGTACCCGCCCGAGAGGCCCGCCTCAATGAGGCCAGCCTGGACCTTGCTGTTCAGCTTCAGGTCTTCCCAGAGGGACTCGTACAGGGAGGTCGCCATCTGGGCGGCCTTTACATCTCCGTCCACGCCCGAGTTAGGCTCGGCGGTGACGGAGGGGCGTGTCTTCGTAAGCTGTGCCACGTAGGACATCAGCCCAGGCTTCACCTGGTTCGACTGTAGGCGCACCTTCCACGCGGGTCCACTGTCGGCAGGCAGGCTCTCGACGCGAAGCATGTTCGCGTTCCAGAAGGCCCACTGGTTGCCGTTGTAGTATTCGCGGTTGAGTGCCCACTCGCGCTTGAGGACGTTCCTCATGCTCTCACATTCAGCGCGTTTCGCTGCCAGCTTGCTGGCGTCGGTCAGGTCACGCAGTCCAATGAAGCCGCGGCCGTCGGAGGTGCTGTTCTGGTTGGACGGTGCCACGGGGGCTGCCATGCTGACCTCCTCTCTACTTGACTAGCTGAATGGGTTTGGTGGCTTGGAGTGAGGCCAAGGCCCGTTCGGACTCCTCGTTGCTGAGGGCGCCAGACTCGATCAGGGCGATCAGGTCTTCCTCCTCATCCGACGCCCACTCGGCAGGCTTGTACTCCTGCGGGGGCATCGTGGCCTGAGAGGCCGATGTGGTCATGCTGTGTGTCTGAGCGCGGTGCCAGTCAACCAGGTCCGCCAGAAGGGCGATGGTCTGGTCCTTGGCCGCGCATACGTCGCACTTGTGTCGTCCGAGCATCAGCCCTCGCTTCCAAGTTCGCTGTCTATGGGTCGTCGCTTCCGCAGGGCAGCGATCTGGGCCATTGCCTCGGCCTGCTCGCTGTCCGGCTGGATGTCGATGGCGGTGACCATCGACGGCAGGATGACGCCGCAGACGCCCATCGCAATCTCGACGGCGTCCAGGAGGTCGTCCCGGTTGATCTTCTTCTTGCCGTCGTAGCTGACCCACTGGTCCACGAAGTCGGAGTGCTTGGGGTGAATCCGCACCTTCCCGATCTTGAACGCGGGGGACATGGAGATCAGTCGCTCGGTCTTGCTGCCCTTGGAGATCACGGGCACGATGCCCGGGAACCCTTGGAGCCGGTTGCTCTGCTGGGCCAAGGACCGCTGGTAGGCGTTGGCCTCGATGCCGATAAGCTCGGGCCGCCACTTCAACTGGTACTCCTGGATCTTGTCCACCTGGTCGGGGAACTGGAGGTGGCCGAGGAAGTAGTCGAGCAGGAAGCCCTGCGTCATGTCCTCGGAGATCCCCAGCACCGCGATGGCGAACTCGTCGTCCGACTCGCCGGTGGAGGGGTCCACGCCGAGGTACTTGCGGAGCTTGAACTTGCCGCCCGCGTCACGGGGGAGAGTGACCAGGTCCTTGGACTCGTCCGCGTCCCCCAGGGTGTAGTAGTGTAGCCAGTCGCCACTGAGTGTGAGTCCAGCCATCGCGTCGAAGGCCGCCATGTACTCCTGCGCGAACAGCGCGGGGTGCATGCTCTCCTTCGCATACACCCACTCCTCCTTGTGGAAGAACGGGTTGTCGATGCTGGTGTACTCCACCCGGTGGTGGTGCGGGTCGTGAAGAACCTTGCCGGAGAAGAACTCGCTCCAGAACCAGTTCTTGCCCTGTGGGGTCGTCGTCGTGATGACCAGGCCCATCTTGTCGGACAGGGCCGGGCGCACAACGCCCCAGGCATCCTTGCTGGTGATGAAGGCAGACTCGTCGATCCAGAGGATGTCGAGTCCCGCCCCTCGGAGGCTCTGAGGGTCGTCGGCCGTCTTGAACTGGAGGAACGTACCGTTCTCGAACTCCACCGTCTTCTCGGTCTTGTTCCACTTGTAGTCCTTGTCCTTGACGAGTCCGGCGGCGTTGAGCGCCTCCTGGAAAGCTATGCGGGCTGGGCGGCCGACCTCATGGTCCTTGGTCAGTACCCATACCCAGAGCGGGCGTGTGGAGTCCACCGAATGCGCGTCCCGGTGGAAGTCCTCCGGGTGCAGGCAGTAGAACAGTGTCTCCCAAGCGGCGCTCATGGTCTTGCCACCGCGGCGGCCCGCCACCAGGTGACGGAACCGTGCGAGGCGTGTGTTGAAGTCCGCGGCGTGGAATGCGGCCTGCCACCCATGGGGCTTGTATCCATGGGTGGCAAACCAGTAGAGCTTCCGCGGGAACCTAGTAGCGAATGCCGAGTAGGACTCGGCAGCCACAGCGGCGGCTGTGTCCGTTCCGCCCGCTGCGAGCGAGCGGAGGGATCTCATGACTCAGGTAGCCGCGACGTAGGTAAGCTCCATGCCGCCCGCCTTGGCGATGCGGATGAGCTGTGCGAACTTCTGTGATCCGATGGTGCCGGACAGCGACGAGTTCGTGATCGTGAGAACCGATCCAGAAGTCGTGCTGGAGATACCAGCGTCGGTGAGCGTGGCGACCACAGCGGTCAGTGCGGCGCTGCCGGACAGCACACCACCAGACAGCTTGAAGGTCTCGACGTTCGTTACGGTCATGCTTTACCCTCCTATTGGGTAGCGATGGCGAGGGTGCGGGATGCCGCCACGCCTGCTGTTGAGGACTTCACTCCGGTGCCAGCAGCAACGCCAGCCGCCGAGGCCGCCCGAGTGTTGGTGCCGCCGTGGACCATCTGGGTCGAAGCGGTACCGGTGATGAACGTGCTGTACGCAGCGACCGTGGTCAGAGCAGCGTCAAGCGCGGCCTTGAGGGCGGTCAGCGTGTTGTTGGCGTCCGTGGTGCCGAGGCTGATTGTGAGCACGCCTGCGACCCATGTGACGGTCGGTGATACGCCAGCAGCGTCCTTGATCTCCAGCGTGGTGATGCCGGTGGCCTGCTGTGTTCCAGGCGGGACAGCCTGGATAGTGATGGTGTTCGTCTGCGACGCAATCGGCGCGATGACGAACACGTCGGACGACGGGGCAGTCAGAGCGGGCAGGGTAAGCTGGACGCCAGCCGCACGGGCACGCGCCATCAGTTCCTGCAACTCGTCATGCTTCCAGGCCAGCGCGAGCACGGCTGCGCCGGACGCCTGTCCCTTCCAGTCCTGAAGACCGGAGTTGAAGTTCGTGATCTTGGACATACTACTCCTCGATTCGGTCGATGAGGCCGAGTTTCAGGGCTTCGGTGGCGTCGATGAAGACATCCTTCCGCGCCCACAGGGACTTCAGCTTGGCGGGCGTCAAGGTGCTGCGCTCGCACAGGAGCGCCACGGCCTGGGCCTGGAGCGCCTTGCTGAACTTCATGGTGTCTTCGGCTACCGTGATGCTGCCCTGGATCACCGACGAGATTTCGTGCATCCCCAGCCACGCGTGACGGGTCAGGACCCGCTCGCTGGCGGCCTGGAGGATGATCCCCGCCATCGAAGCCGTGAGGCCGATGCCGACGATGCGGACGTGTGTACCCTGCCGCTTGATGCGCTCAAGGTAGTCGATCAGCGCGAAGCCGTCAAGGACGCTTCCGCCGCCGGAGTTCAGCAGGATCTCGACCTCGCCCTCCGGGTACCGGCGGACGTAGCTGTCGATCCGCTGGATCAACTGGTGGACGGAGGTCTCATGCACCGGGCTGATGAAGTGGAACTGGCCGGTGTGGTCCTCCGCGATGCTCTTGGCGGACATGCGCTCCATGCTGGCGATCTCCAGCCCGATCTGCTTGGCCTTCAGTTCGTTGAGGCCGATCTCGCTGGCTTCAAGCGCTTTGCTGATCTCCATGACGATTCTCCTCGCATTTGGTGCACGCACACGTAGGCGAGTGGCCTGTGACGAAAGGCTTCTTGCGCCCGGCGTGCGTGCCGTTTTGGACGGTTACATTCAGCATCAGGCTCCTCTCGGCACGGCTGTCATAGTGGCTCAAGTAGTGAGACACCTATGGGGTGGTGTTCTGTGGGGCGCGGTGTATCGGTCGGCTCATTGGGTCTCTCCCCAGCCCGTTTCGGCTCCCACAAAGGTGTTCCCCTCCTGTAGGTAGTTACCAAGTGGAAACGACCAAGGAGTGGAAATGTCAGCCCGGCTCATCGCGCTCTCCGTGGAGGCGCACAAGCAGGCAATCCGCAGTGGGTACGCTACCCCCGCGGAGAAGATGGAGTTCTCCAGCTACGCGATGAAGGTGCTGGACGGCATCCCGGTGTTCGACAGCAACCGGATGCGCGACGATCAGGTGGACGACGTGACCACGATGCTGGTCCGTCTTGTCGGCCGCGCCCCGCAGGGCAGCGTGAAGGATGATGTCCGCCGCTACATGCAGATGTACGGAGGCGGAGGCGTCCGGGTGAAGGACGTGTGCAGCGACCTGGGCGTCAGCAAGCCCGCCGTGCTGGAGCACCTGCGGAGGTTCGAATCGGAGGGCAAGGTGCAGATCAAGGAGGAGACCACCCGCGGATCAGGTTCCCCGCGCAAGCGGTACTTCTGGACCGAGGCGACGCTGGCGCCCGCCGCGGATAGCCAGGAGGCGGAGTTGGATGCTCCGATGACCGGCCGCGCCAACTGGCAGAACAACAGCACCGGGATCATCCACCACGGCACCACGAACGGGGCCGGGCAGTGCCGGTGCCAGCAGTGCCGCGACTGCTTCGAGAACGCGGTGATCGGGGAGGCAGAGACCGCCGCCCGCCGCAGTGGTTCCAATCAGTTGGCTATTGGTGCTGAGATGCGTCGGGTCCGCCGCGAAAGGGCCTTCCGCGCCGATGGACGGGCGCTCGCGGCCGGACTGGCGGCCCGCAATGCCTAAGAATCCGTTCTCATGGGGAGATCCGTACCAGTACGCACTGGCGAAGATGAACACGCCGCAGATGCGGGGGAAGCCGTGGCTGGACTACGCCACCTTCATGAAATCGTACCAGCAGATGGCGATGATGCCGATGGGCGGCCGGTACGACATGTTCGGCGGCCGCAAGCAGGGGACGCTGTACGAGCGGACGCACTCCAATCCGTTCGTCGGGTTCTGGGATCAGGATGTCCGCCCCGCTTTGCGGAGTGAGATCGAGGCCGGAAGCGACCACGGCAGCCTGACGATCTTCGGCAGGTGGGCCGAGCACTACCAGCAGTTCGCAATCCAGATCCATTGCCGGAGTTGTGAGAAGAACTGGCGGCTGGATACGACCCGCGAGGAGCTTTACCGCTTGAAAAGGGACTATGCGGACTGGAAAATGGCCTGGGTGGACCAAAAGTTGGCGCCGTGGCATGTGGGAATATGCTCGGACGCCTGCTTTGGCCCCCGCGAGGAGGCTCTGCTGGCGGAATGGCTGACTTTGCGGCTTGCGAGGGCCGGAGAACGCGGTATGCCCTACGTCCAGTTGGTCCATGAGGCGGTCGAGGCCCGGTTGGTCCCGCCCGCAGACGTGGATATGGTGCTCCGCAAGCTGAAGTTCGTGGAGGAGTGGGTCAAGCTCGCCAACTCGGGCCTGATTCTGCCCGGGACCTGGGACGGAGAGTGGACTCTGCCGATCCTGACGCTGCCCAACGGCCACCCACTGAAGACGTGGTGAGGTGGGCGCCGGTACGTGACCTCCGGGCTTACCGCGCAAGGCGAGCCACTCTAGTATCTAGGATGGGTGTCTCACTACTTGCGCCACTATGGCCCGACCTCTACGGTCGATCCGACCCGCCCACCGTACCGGGGGCGCCGCCAGGCGCATCCATCGGAAGCATCTAGCAGGGCGGGGAGGTCACTCCCCCTTTGATGAATATATAGGGGGTAGACATACGCAACCATGCGGGTTTGCGGACCGTGTTTTCTGTATATTTGGGGCCGGGTACTTCTTCCTGCGGGAGGGGGTACTCGGCCCTTTTCTTTTTACCGGTATGGATTACCACGGATGCCTTGCATCTACGCGCGGGGGTGCCGGGGGGCCGACGGCCTCCGGCTCTCACATCAGAGGGGTTCCCCACAATCCCTATCGACCAACTGGACAATCCCATCCCACCGCGCCGAGTTTCGATTGTCCACAAGCTTGATCGACAATGTGGACAATGGTACTCTAAGGGCGCCACGCGCGTGCGCGCGAGCCACCCCCACATTGGGCTGCCATTGTCCACTAGATCGGTAGGGATAGTGGGGATTGCGGGCGAACACACGTTCGCTTTGGGCATTGTCCAGTGAGTAGGTAGGGTATTCAAAAGTCAAGTAATGGAAGGAATCTTACACTTCCCCTCAGAGGCCTCTGAAACGGCTTCTCCCGGGTTTGACCCCCTCACAGGTACTGCACCCTTCAGGAGATCGTTCAGGGGTTTTTGGCTCAACCATGCGGGTTGTGCAGGGTTTGTGACACGACTTTGTGACAGGGGTGATCTTTCACTACCCCCTCTGGGTGACTTGCGATCCCCCGGAAGGGTGACTTTGCCCGCGGGAGGCGCCTGGCAGAGCCAAATCGGCGCTGCTCGCGTGCCCGGGTGCGTGCCTGCGTGCGGGCGGACGTGCGCGGCTACCTAATCAAGCTCTGGCGCACGGCGCGGCGCCTGCCCGCCTACGCGCGTGCCCGCGGGCGCAGAGTGATAGCCTTGGCACATCCGTCAAGATCACCCTTTTGGGGGATATGGTATTCTGCCGGATGAGGCGATACTGACAGGGCAGGTTCGGCAGCAGGGCAGGAGGGACATAGCCGGATGGAGTCGCAGGATCGGGGTGGACTCCCCCGCCGACAGGATCGGCACCACGAATGAGGCACCGCGAATGACTAGGGCTAGGCGGGACGGACTA